GTGAGCAGTTATGCATGGAGTAATTTCATGAATACCTATGCTATCTGGACTGGTGGTGTTTACGATGTTACTACTTATGTTTACACAACTACGGTAACATTCCCTACATCAGGCACCTATACATTTATCATGGCAGCTGATAATTCAGGTAATTTACAAGTAGATGGCAGCCAAGTGGTAACTGCTGGTGGATTCACTGGATCAGGAAATCAAGCAACAGCCAATGTTTCAGCAGGAACACATACAATTACCATGTATGTTACCAATGCACCAGGTGGTGGTTATAACCCAGCTGGTGGTGCGGCAAAAATACTAAATCCAAGTAATTCTGAATTATGGGATACTAGAAATCCACAAAATTATCCACAACTGAATACATCAAGCTATGGTACAGACGGATCTAATGCTTATGCTGCTGGCGGTGGTGGTGGAGGCGGTATATTTGGTGGCTTAGGTGGTCCGGGTGTTGGAGATGATGCTGGTCAAGGCGGTCCTGGCAATGGCGGTCAAGGATTAGGTGACTATAAAATAAATGGATCAGGTACGGTGTCAGGAGGATTTGGATTATCATTCGCTCCTCCATCGACAGGTAATGCTGGATATGATGGGTATGCTGTGTTGACATTCCAACGCAAACTACAGATGTATATCAAGAATGCTGGCAGCTGGAATTTGATCACCAATGTCTATTATAAACAAAACAATGCTTGGGTTCCAGTTAATCAAATGTATACAAAAACTGGTACAGGTTGGAACCCGTTGCTCAGCACAAATATTATTTCACCCGACAAATTAGTATAAATATTTTTACTTTTATATAAAGGACTTTCAAATGAAAAAACTAGTATTAGCTTTAACTCTACTATTGAGCATCAACGCTCAAGCGTGGACGCAACGTGCTCCAGGTGGAATCGCTCAGTGTTCAGCACACATTCCTTATGGCGCAGAAACTTCAGCAACACCATACACACTTATTTGCCGTCAAGCATATTTGGTTGAATATGATGCTGCTAACAAAATCCCTAACAATGTAAGCTGGACACTAACACCTGACCATGTACTTGGTTGTGTTACACGTTCAAACGCTTTCGTTGCTGACGCTAGCGTTAAAGATGGTGCTACACCAGCTGACTACGTTGGTAAGAACGCACAAGGATTTAACTATGACAAAGGCCATATGGCTCCAGATGGTGACCAATCATGGGATCAACAAGTTGAGTATGAAAGCTTCTTGATGACCAACATGAGCCCACAATTTGGTAGCTTGAATCGTGGTATTTGGAAACTGTTAGAAACATCATTCCGTGGTTGGGCATTACAACTTAATGTTCCAATGACTGCTTATGCTGGTGGTGTTTATGCAGCAACAGACACGACAGTAGGTAAAGGTGTTAGAGTTCCACACGCTTTCTACAAGATCGTCATCAACGACAAGACACATGAAGTAGCTGGTTGGTATTTCCCACACGTTGCTCCATATCCTAATCTAGGTAATGATTTAACCAAATATCGTAAGCCAATCAAGGACATCCAAGCACTTGCTGGTGTTACTTATAAATTCCCAGCTGATGCTAAAGAACTAGCACCAGGTAAAGAATGGCCAGTAGACTTTGGTAAATTGACTAACGCTAAACGTGCGAAATGCGGCGGTAGCGGTAAAGATGACTAACACCAACAGTTTTTGGGGTTATCACCTAATCCTTGACTGTCATGCTTGCCACGTGCCTAGCATACAAAGCCGAGAAAATGTCTATAACTTCATAAAACATTTGGTCCAAGCCATCGATATGGAACCCATCGGGGAACCATATATTGAATACACTGCGGCAGAGTTCCCTGACAAAGCGGGCTTTACCGCAGTCCAAATTATAGTAACCAGTAGTATCGTAGCACACTTTATCGATAGTACTGGTGACCTATATCTAGACGTATTTTCATGCAAAGAATTTGATAACGATATAGTTATTAGTTCAGTTAAAGATGCATTCATGCCTCAACGCATACGCACCAATTATTTGACAAGACAAGCATAAAAGCGTATAATAGTATTCGCGATAAATACTAGATATGCGATCAGAAGAACTAATTAGAGCTACCAAAAACACCAAAATCTATCTAGATATGGATGGTGTTCTTGCAGACTTTTTCCATGAATATGCTAAACTAGCAGGCGTTCCAGCAGATAAGTTTGGCAAGCATGACTATAGGAGCATTCCTCCAGCTAGCCAAGATCCTACATTAAACAAAATGATAGGTACTGATTTCTTTGTTAGATTACCTAAATTCCCTACCGCAAATAATCTGATACAACTGGTATTGAGTTATGTACCACATTACAGTATTTGTAGTAGTCCTTTGCGTGGTGATCATAAAAACTCAGAACATTGGAAACGCGAATGGATTAAAAAATATCTCAGCCCGCAACCTGAAAATATTATTATCACAGGACAAAAAGAACACTATGCTGTTAATAGTGATGGTAGCCCTAACATCTTGATCGATGATCGTGGAATTAACATCGAGCGTTGGCGCGCCAAGGGTGGTATTGGTATTAAGTATCAAGCAGATGAAGATAGTTTAGATAAAGTAGTAAAAGGACTGGCTCACGCCTACGGACATTAATATGAAAAGTACAGACTTTTTAAAAGAATCAGCATTGGACCAGGCTATACAACAGGCACAGAACCCACAAAAGAAATTACCTCCTAGCGGTGGTAAAGCAGCTGGAGCTATCGCTACTGGTATCAGAGGAGTCGGCCAAGCCGCTGGTTTCGTAGGTAAGAATTTAGCAGCTGGGGCTGGTGTTCCATTAAGTGCCGCGACTAGATTGCACAAATCAAGTTATGGTCAACCAGCAGTAGGTAAAGTTCCTGGTGAAGAGATAGCCTATACCCCAGGCAAGCCTGATCCCAACGTTACAAGTTATCTAAAGAAAGCCGCCGGCAATCAACCATTGACCAGCAAAACAGGCAATAAGAATATTGACGATCTATTGGTAAAAGCAGGACTAGTAAAATAATGCAATTATTTGAAGGTGGAAACGTATTTAAAGATGCCAAAGGTAATCCTGCAACTACCAGGATTAATCGTGAGAATGTCGTTCCTACCGTGCAATGGCTAGAACGATTAACTGGGCTAAATCTAGTAGATAACATGTTAGGATCAACAGGATATAAAGAAACAAGTGGTGACTTAGATCTAGCTGTTGATGCAGGTAAAATTTCAAAAGACATATTGATCCAACAGTTATTAAAAAAAGGTATCAAACCAACTGATATTAAAAAGTCAGGTGATAGCGTGCATTTACGTACTCCTATCTTAGGCGATCCTGAAAATGGATATGTGCAAACAGACTTTATGTTTGGAGATCCTGAATTCCAACGTTTCAGCGTTAAAGGATCGCCAGAAGGTAGTCCATATAAAGGCCTGCATCGCCAGATACTGTTAGCATCGATAGCCAAGGCATTGGGTATGAAATGGTCATATAAAAATGGTCTAGTAGATCGTGATAGCAATGAAGTCATTAGTAAGAATCCTAAAGAAATCGCAGAAAAATTAATTGGTGGGACTCCAGCTGATTTAGAATCAGTAGAAACGATTGTTAAGAAAATCAAATCACGCCCTGATTATGAAGAACTAGTTAAAGATGCACGTGAAGCATTTGAAAAAGATAAATTAACACTTCCTGAAGATGCATTAGTGTTACCAGGCACAGGTGCTTGGTTCCGCCAATTCGTAGACATGAGACACATATGAGAGCCAAAGATCTAGTCAAAGGTAACATAGCATATCATCACACACTGAATCAAGATGTGTGGGATGGAGATGAGCTACGTGTTGATGTCCGCTATAAACTATTAGAGATCGCCAAACGATTTATCGAATACTTAGAAATACCCAACTTTAAACTAGTTGATGTTATCCTACGTGGTAGCTTAGTCAACTATAATTATACACAATACAGCGATTTTGACTTACACATCGTCACAGATTATTCAGCATTAGATGGTGATATCACTGAACCGTTCTACATGGCCAAGAAAAAGATCTGGAATGATGAGCATGACATCACTATCAAAGGACATGAAGTAGAATTATATGTAGAAGATGTTGGTGCTGAGAATGTATCAGAAGGTACCTACAGCGTGTTAGATGCCCGTTGGATACGCATACCAGAATATCGCAAACCCTCGATCAATGATCATGCTGTCAATGCTAAAGCCCGTGACTTGATGACGCAGATCAATCGTGCTATCCGTGAAGGCAGTGTTGAAGATATCACTAGACTACAAGATAAGATCAAAGCCGCACGCCAAGCAGGACTTGATGCTGGTGGTGAGTTCTCAACAGAAAATCTAGCATTTAAGATCGTGCGCAACAAAGGTTACTTAGACAAACTTTACAAAAACAAAAATCAAAAGTTTGATCAAGAATTAAGCCTAGATGAAAGTGAAGCCCGCTTAGATCCTCGTGTAGAAGAATTCTTAAACGGACTTACTCCAGATGATGTTGGTAAGGATATTGTAGGTGACTACGTTGTTCACTATGAAGGATTCACGGATCAATGCCAAGATACTAAAGAATATCAAGACAATCCAGAAGCAGTGTTTGATCAAGTATGGAGTGATTTTAAAAAACGCGAAGGTGGTAAAGATCCCATCAACTATGGTATAGTTGGTGAACATGATTATCCTATTGTTTACAGTGTATTCAGACTATGAGAGCTAAAGAATTTTTACTATTAGAATACAATCAACAGGCCACAGCTGAACGTTTTGGTGATAAGATCTTGCAGACAGTTCTCAAAGATCCTAGCCCAGAGATCGCCTCAGTTTATAATCTTTTACATAGTAAAAAAGAACTAGATCCCAATACAAAAACCAATGCGCTGATTTCAGTCATGCAGGCTATTGAAGCCTGTGATCCCACTAAGAATAAAGAATACACAGTGTTCCTAGCTAAGATGTATGCCAACGGCGGTTGGGGTGCTCGTATCGAAGACTTAGAAAGCAAAGTCAAACCAGCATTGGCTAAGTTCCACACACTTAAACTCAAAAAGAAAATACCAAGCCCACGCAACGACATCATGCGCTATGCTGATTTAGCAGACTTCGTGTCTGTCATGGATGAATATCCAGATCCAGAAGAAAAGAAAGGCCTAGAAAAAGGTGATGCTTATACTGCGTTTGAAAATGATCAGGTGCGTATAGTGGTTCCTAACGATCAGGCGGCGGCTTGCTATTACGGTCAAGGCACACGTTGGTGCACAGCGTCAACACAAGGTACCAACTATTTTAATCACTATCACAAAGATGGGCAGATGTATATCCTACTACCTAAACAACCCAAACACCAAGGTGAGAAATATCAACTGCACTTCCCTAGCGAGCAGTTCATGGATGAAGAAGATCGCAGTGTAGAGGATATCGTTTATCTACTAGAACACCGCTTTGGTAATCTGGTGCCATTCTTCAAAGAAGAAATGCCTGAATACTATATCAACGAATGGATAATGTTTGCTGATGATGAAGAATTAAAAGAACCCTTGATGCAGATTGGCGAGATAGTCATGGAACATGTCTGGGAACAAGTCAATGATTGGGAACATCAAGATGACTATTGGTATGATTGGCTACGCAAAGAAGGCTATGTCTATCCTGAAGGCCACGAAGAAGAAGGCCAGATTGACTGGGACAAAGCCGCAGAAAATGATGTTGATTATCTGAATTGGAACTATGATGTGCATGATTGGTTTGTCGCGGCTAAAGAAGCTGTTGAAGTAAGTCCTAGACAAGCACGTGACGCGGCCAGAGATGGCTATCAAGAAGAAGGTGAAATACTCTCCCTAGGTGAACTGGAATTAATACCAGCTTACAATATCCGCCAGGCATTCCTACGTAGTCGTGATGGTGACGGTGGATTAGAAGAATGGATCGGCAAACACGTGATCATGCAGAGAAATGGCAGCAAGTGGGAAGCCAAGTATTTCAACCCTAAGAAACCAACAACGACATAACCCAGGGACCGTTTGGTGTTATGAGGCGGCTGCTGCCTTGGAGGGATGCCTAGAGTGAGCAAAATAGACAAAATAAATACAAGATATGCGATTTAAACAGTTCAAAATTAACCTACTAGAAGCTATCTTAGATGAAGCGGAAATGACACCTAAAGCGTTCCAAGACTTCTTAAATAGTCCACTAGTCACGGGCATGAAGATGGGCTTTGAACTAGAAGCCTGTATCCATAATGTGCGTGACTATGGTGAAGGTGAAGCCGAACCTGACATGGGCTATGATGAACGTGTTTCTGATATAGAAGGTATCTTAGATTTCTTCCGTGGCGGTGATGATCCCAACGGTGACCGCACTATCAATACTTTACGTAATAATCTCTATGATGATTTCATGCAGTGGCAGGATGCTGAGTTTGATGATTACTTTAGGACTGATGAAGCGCAGACTGATTTGAAAGAATTCATCCGTGAATACCTTGAAGAAAAAGACTACACTGATCGCCAACAGCGATTAGAATTTGACAATGCAGAAGAAGGTAAAGTCAGTGACGTCTACGCAGAAGCTGAGATGACGGGTATAGAAAAACTGCGTGATGAATGGAATGACAATGATAGTGCCAGTTGGGAAAAATACTGCGACGTCATGGACATGAACTATATGAGTGATGTTCTAAACAAATACGAACACTACTTGTATTGGCCTTATATCAGCTACGGTAGCGATGAAGAATATCTCAACACAGAATATGTAGCAGAT